CTCAACAGCATTTCAATTTTCTGTTGCATTTATTTATCCAAAAAAATCCCGCCCCGAAGGGCGGGTAAAGGGAGGAGTAACCGGCTTGCGCCCCGGTCAGGCGTTTGTTCTGAAGACATCAGGTCGTGCAAGGCGCAAAAACTGCAATCTGGCCTTTGGAATCCCCTTGTGCCGCCATTCACTGACGGACGGCGATTTGACTTCGCAAAGCTCCGCAACAGCAGCTGTGCCACCAATCCGATCAATGATTTCGGATGCGCTCGGGGTTTCGGTCTTGATCACGTTCATAGGCCGGATAATAGGCGACCCTATTTCTAAATGCAAGTTGAATAATGTTTGCAAACATTTACCTATTATGTGTTAGGCTTGCCTACATGAATAAATTAACCAAAAAACCGCTGAAAAATATTTACCTCACAATTTCCGGTCTTTCAATCAGCAAAAAAAATTGGCACGTCAAAAAACGCGGGGTTTTCCCGCCCGAATTTTGGCACCACATCCATTGCCCTCCCTCCGCTCCGCTTGGATGTTCCAAAGGCAACACCACCGCCGTCGGTCGCGCAACGACTGAGGATATTGAAAGCGGATGGGCTGGACATCGTACCGAGCGCGAACAGAAAGAAATTTTCTTTGGTTTAGAAAAATCACAACCGGCACTTCAAGTAGAAACAAACCGCGCACAACTTTTTAATTTGCAATGGTCACGCTGTTGGCAACTTCGCGCATTGAAAGGATGGACGCCGCTTGCGGCACTCGAACTTAAGATGCTCGTGCAACAGCACGAATATTCTGATGAAACTTTTGACCGATTTGGCGCGCCACATTGGTGGACGCTTTCGCAGTCAGGGTAAACAACAAAGCCGTTTCGGAATTCCGGCTATAAAAAAACCGTGAGAAAAAATGAACACAAAATCGAGTACAAGAAGATGGGACAAGTTATACAGCTGCATGACCGGGGGTGCGACATGAGCGCCACTTGGCATGAGCGGCTCAAAGAAAAACGACTTGCTTTGGGTCTGACAAAAACAGAGCTTGCAAAACGTTGTGGCGTGTCACAACCCACCGCGCAGCATTGGGAGTCCGGTGAGATCAAATCGATCTCGAGGGAAAACTCAAAGAAGCTCGCAGAAGTTTTGGAAACGACCGAGTCTTGGTTGTTCGAGGGTGTGCAACGCACCTCAAGTGACACCGATCAATTGTCGGGGCTGACCCCCGCCCAACGGATCGAAGTACAAGACCTGATCGACACTTTCCGCAACACAAATGAGGATGCAAGGCGCTTGGTTGCCGAGCTTGATAAGGTCGGAAACGGCAGCTGACGCCCTAGCCTGACCTATTAGAAACCGGCCTTTGGGCCGGTTTTTTGTGCCTATTAAAGAAGGTTTGCCTATTTTTCATAGGTTGCACTAGAATAGGCTAACCTATAAACAACCGAGAAATGAAATGGCGATAGATTTTAAAACACCCGCCGAAGTTGCAAAAGACCGAGGCATCAAAGCCACCGTCTACGGATACCCCGGGGCCGGCAAGACTTGTTTGACTTGCACCACCGGCGAACCGACCCTGCTGATCTCAGCTGAAGCCGGGCTGCTGTCGATCAAAGACGCAACAAACGTCAGCGTGATTGAGGTGTCCTCACTCGAAGGCATCACCGAAGTCTTTGCACACCTTAAAGCAAACCCCCGCGAGTTCAACTGGATCGCTCTGGATTCGATCAGTGAGATTTGCGAGCGGATTCTCGAGAGCGAGCTTAAAGGCACAAAAGACCCGCGCAAGGCATACGGTGAGATGGCGAACAAATCCATCGCACTGATCAAAGCCTTTCGTGACCTTCCCACCAATGTCGTGTTCACGGCAAAGCTCGACCGCGAAAAAGATGACTCGACCGGCGCCATGCTCTACACCCCCGGCGCACCGGGGCGTCAGGTATCTGCACAACTCCCCTACTACGTTGATCTGGTTCTTGCGCTTCGAGTGATACCGAATCAGGAAGGCGTCCACGAGCGTTGGCTGCAATCGTCGCAAGACGGTCAGTGGCTCGCGAAAGACCGCAGCGGCAAGCTCGATCCATTCGAGAAGCCCTCCCTCAAACACATTGCCGACAAAGTGAAAGGCAATGTCACCAAAACCGCCGCGAAGAAAGCGGCTTAACAAAGGAAAAATAAAAATGGGTTCAATTGGATTGGCAGAACTGCTGCCCGAAAACGAAAACACCGAGTTTGGCGACATCCCTGACGGCACCTACGCCGCCGAAATCTCAGGCTCGGAATGGCGAACATCGCAAGCGGGACACGAATATGTGTCGGTCGAGTTTACGCTGACTGACGCACTCGCCGGTCGCAAGATCTGGAGCAACCTCAACTTTCGGCACCCAAGCGAGACCGTTCAAGAAATCGCGATGCGAACCGCCAGTGACATTGCGCGCGCGGTTGGCCTTCAAGGACTTCAAGAGCCGGGCGATCTGATCGGGCATGAGCTGATGATCAAAACCGGCGATGACTCCAAGAAGCTCCGAAAGGAAGTCAAACGGTACATGGCGAAAGAGCGAGCGTCGACACCACCACCAACGGCAGCTGCGAACGGCGCCGCAACTGGTCAGGCGCAAGGCCCATATCCGTGGGAGGCGTAATGGACAACGCTTTTATTTTGCTCGTGTACTTCATTGGGTTCGCCGGAATCCTCACCATCGTTGGCGGGATCGCCGAGGCTTGGCATGACAGAAAAACGAAAGCTCGGCGCTGAAGCCGACAAGGTCTTCAAAGATATTCGCGAAGAACTCGCGAGCTTGCTCGACAACACGATTGAAAACGCGGAGCGGATGCCCTCGCCGGATCTTTGGTCGGACTTCTCGTCCGGCCTCGGATTCTCAATCGAAACTTTACAGAATTATTGCGATGAACTCGAAGCAATTTCAAAAAGAGCCTACTGGCTCGAAGTCCAAGAAACAATGGAAAGTTTGCCCCGCTGAGATGAGCCGACTTTCAAAACTTTTCACATGGGAGGCAATCATCATGGCGCACATCGCACTGCTCGTTGTGTTTCTGCTCGCCGGCTGTTCAACGCATCACTCACTCACTGTTGGCGACAACACGTATGTCGGCTCAGTGTCGCTCGGAAAAATTCAACATGACTGAAACAAAAACAAAAGAAGCAAGCAATCGAAACGTCTTAACTCGTGAACAGTGGGAATCAAAGTATCGGTGGTTCTGGATGCAATTTATTGGATGGGGTTGCCTGATCATTGTCTGCCTTCACATGATGTTGGGCTGCGTTGAGATTGGTGGATCGACCGCTGACGTTTGCTCCGGCACCGAGTGCGGGACGCACGACGAATCTGACAACAGCGACAACACCAACAACTCAACCACGACAAATTAATGAAACCCCGCAGCTCAATTTTTTGTGGTGAAAAATAAGGCATGGTTGGTCTGTGAGCTGCGGGGTTTTCACCGAGAGAGAAAATGGCATTAGTCAACGAGTACCCGACAATCGCGGCGGTGATGGATCAGATGCAAAAAGATCATCACACCGAGCTGCGTGGATATGTTCAATGTAGCGGTCTTGGATCTAGTTGCGAGCGACAGCTCCAATATCAATTTTGGTGGGCGTCCCAAGAGATTCACCCGGCATCGACCTTGATGAAGTTTGATGACGGACACCGAACCGAGGATCTCACTAACAAACGATTCAAAGCAACACCCGGTGTCGACCTTCGCCCCTTCGGGCCAGACGGACGGCAATGGGGCGTGGCGAGTTTGTCCGGGCATCTGCGCGGTCACCTTGACGGACTTGTCTTAGGACTTCTGGAAGCGCCAAAGACTTGGCACGTTTATGAGGTCAAATGCGTGGGCGATGCGCGGATGCGTAAGCTCGAGCGGCTGCTCGTGAAGCATGGCGAGAAAGAAGCACTGAAAGAATGGTCAAAGGTTTATTACACCCAAGCGCAGCTCTACATGGGATTGACCAAACTCAAACGGCATTACCTAGTCTGCTGCACTGCCGGCGGTCGAGACATGATCAGTGTTCGCACCAACTTCAACAAGAAAGATTTCCTCGAGGCGTTCGAGAAAGCATCAAGGCTGTTGAAAGCTAACGAGCTGCCGCCCCGCCTTTCGGAAGACCCCGAATTTTTTCAGTGTAAGTGGTGTCAGTTTAGCGAGCTTTGCCATGAGAAGAAAACAGCCAAAGCAAACTGTCGAACGTGCGCGCACTCAACACCAGTGGTCGACCCCGACACAATGGAAACAAAAGACTTCGGTGTTTGGCGCTGCGAGTTCCACAACAAAAAGATCAGCATGAAGGACCAGAAGAAAGGTTGCCCGAAACATTTGTTCAAGCCTGACCTGATTCCGTGGGCGACCGTGAAAGAGATGGACAAGGAAAGAAACCGAATCACCTATCAGTTCGATGGTGGTGATCAAACCTTTACCAATTGCGAATTAAACAACTGGAGCGATCGCGACTTTACTTCAAAAGACTTGCAGTGGCTCGACCCTGACAAGCTCGTCAACGATACGCACTACCTGACAGCTATGGCAGCGTTCACGCCCGGCGCAGAGATCCTCGAGGTCAAGCCGCCTGACAACGGCGTTCCCTTTGACGATGACATCCCATTTTAGGAGATCAACCATGCCAAGAAATACAAGCACCGTGGTGTACCGCCAAATCAAACAAGCCGGCGTTACGCTCAAACAAGAAGATCAAATCCTCGCGTGTCTCGGCGAGTCGATGTTCACTGAAGACATGACCCTTAAAGAGATCAGCCGTTTGACCGGTCTTGAAATCAACGCAGTGTCAGGTCGCGTGAATGGATTGAAAAAATCCGGCAAGGTTAAAGAAGCTCAGAAGCGCAAGTGCCGGGTAACCAATCGCTTTGTGACGCCGGTTTATGTTGTATGAGTAATGACTACCTGACCGGCAAAGAAGCTGCGGAGTATTGCCGGATGTCTTACACGCACTTCATCAGGAACCGCCGAAAGCTTGGCATCCCGACTTTCCCTTTCATGGGGAAAAAGCTGTACCGCAAAACAGACCTAGTTTCCGCTATAGAAAAGCACCTTTCTGCTTGATGGTCTGACCAGTTGTGCTAGGGCATTGACCTATCTAGGGCAAAGCCCCATACTGCAGTCATGGCAGTAAACAACAACCGAGGAACAGAATGAGTACTAGATCAAACATCGTAATTCTAGATGGCAAAACCCGGGTAATTTTCTACCGTCATTGGGACGGCTATCTTGCCGAGACCGGCAAAGACATTGCTCAAAAACTTATCGACGCGCAGCTAAATATGATAACAAAGAATGAACTTCTTGTTAGTTTCGCGAGTGATGAAAACTACGAGATCACCAGTGGGATTCACGGCGACATCGAATACCTTTATGAAATTCATCTTGGCAGTAGTTTCACCGGTGACAACAAAGTTCTTGAAGTAAACATTCGATGGAACGACCGTAACCGGTCGCGAGTCGCCGGGCTTCGAAAGGATTGGACGAACCTTACTAACCTCGATCTTCAAAGTCCTGAACAGTTTGCCGGGTCGGTCAACGATGCGATTGAAGAAATGAACTCAATCATCAGGGCCGAAAATAAACATCGCCCTAAAGAGTTCGCCGAAGACGGCATTGCAGAAAAGATGAAAATTGAAACCAACGAGGCAGCTTAAATGAAAATGGAAAGTGAAAATGGAATTGGCACCGTGAACGTGGTGCGACACATCATCCTCAAAAATTTCTGGGAGGTCTACGTTACGGATTACGATCATAACGATCCGGATCTTGCTGAAGCGGTGGTGTACGGATACGAAACCGAACTCGGTGACGTTCGACTCTCTGACTACAAAAAGATCACAATTTCGGATACGACCGAGCTTGATGGACTTGCCCCGGCTCCGGGTTGGAAATGGGTGAATTGAAAAATGACAGCGTCCAAAGTTACACTGCGGCCTATGACCGCGAAATCTCGCTCGACGCTGATGCGTCTAATCAAGAAGCATGGCCTGACTACTCAGGCCATCGCCGAGCTGTGTCTCGTCGAGCGCGGCACCGTGGAGTCGTGGCGCAAGTCGCCCGATGTCTCATCCCACCGCACCATGCCACCCGGCTATCTCGAGCTGCTCAAGATAAAGCTCGGAGAAAAACAAATCTAAATTTTGGTCAGACCACTATCAATTAATAGTTGACGGTAACTAGGGCAATGCCCTATTATGCAGATATGGCAATGAAACACAAAAAAACGCAAGCGACCGAATGGAAGTTCGAATGGATCAATAAAGACGGCGACATCATCGACCTTGATTTTTGTCAGAAATTATCCGATGTCAAAAAGCAGATAAAACTTATTGAAAAAGCTATTGAAGAAGATGACGGCAGCCCTTGGATAGATTCAGAAGATGACGCGGTACAGCTCGACATTGTTAAAGAGCGCCGATTTTATGAAGACTATGGCAACAATGACGGACACTTAATTGATATTGACATCTTAGAAACCACCACGATCAACTTAAAAAAAGAGGAGAAAAAATGAAAAGAAGCAACGTCGAAAAAGACCTTGATCTCCGGGCGCTTTCGGAGATCGAAGAAGCGATTGATGACTACCGCGAAAATTATTTGGAGAACCCGAACGATAAGTTGCACTTAATCCTTTGGGACGCGGTCGACCGGATGTTCGAAATGTCTTTCAAGCTCGAAGCAATGGAGGCAAGTTAATGAGAACTTTAGTATTAAAGCAGGGAGTGACTGAGGCTGATTCGGCTCAATCCGGAATGTGGGTTCTCGAATCCGCAATAAAGATGCAAGAGCGAAGCCTTGAATTCTTGAAAGACTCAGGAGTCGGCGCTGATGCTGATGACCTAGATAGGTGGGAACATTACACGGAACTTGTATTGGCCTACAGAATGCTTGAGAGACAATTACCGGAGGCAAGTTAATGGCAAGTGTTTATATTGACGAGCGTAAAGGCAAAGGGTACTGGTGGCTCAAAACCAACCTTCTGCCTAGAGTAAAATATTTGGGGTCAGCTTCACGCATGACCAAGAAACAAGCTGAAGAAGTTTGCAAAGAGTGGGAAGCAAAAGAGCAGCTTGCCAAATCCGGCATTGCTGTTATCGAGCCGGCAGCTCGACCGAAACGTGTGATGACCTATTCTGAATTTCTCCCGCAGCTTCTGACATGGCGCGCAACAGTTTACAGCGCAGCCGGTCACGAACACTTTACACGGCACTGCAAAACGGCGCTTCCCTACTTCGGCAATCTAACCATTGCAGATGATGTTGCGACGATTGATCTTTGGAATACCGCGTTCAACGCTTGGCAAGTCGACCGCCTAAAGGTGGTCTCACCAGAAACCGTGAAAGACGAATGGAAGGACATCAAAGCCTCGCTTTACCGGGCAGCTCGTACCGGTGGCAAGAAGGAAGGCAACCGATGGAATCTTTGTCAGACCTCACCGGTCGGCGAACTGGTGATCGCATCCAATTCAAAGACCGTCAAGAAAAAGATCAAGATCTTCACCGCCGCCGAGTTAGACAAGCTTTATAAAGTAAACCCCGCCCACGCTGCTTTTTGGAAATTCATCGCTAACACCGGGCTTCGCCGCAAAGAGCTTTCCAACCTTCGAAAGCAAGACATAATCGGCTCTAACCATAAAAGAAGGGTGCTAGTGGATCACGATCTCGAAGAAGGGATGGATACCAAGACCGGCAAAGCTCGTTCGATACCGCTCAATTCAGACGCTCTAGCGGCCTATTTTGAGATCCTAACCCTTAACCTCCCCGGTGATCGTCTTTTACCTGATTGGCGGGAGGATCGTTGGTCGAAAGTCTTTAAAGTGGATAAGTCAGCAGCCGGAATCAAATCGAGCGGAACGCTTCACGGACTGAGGCACACCTTCATCAGCGATTGCGTCAACAACGGCGTTGCCATCCATCTGGCAATGAAATGGGCCGGGCATTCAAAGCTTGAAACCACTCTCCGGTATCTCGACGTTCCCGAGGACTACGAATGGGTCGAGATGGATAAGATGGAAGAAACCAGAACCAGAACTGAAGCTGCTGTTAGTAACGTGGTCAGTCTTACCGCCCGAAGAGCTTAGAAGCTCCCCTCTCGAAACGGACGTTGCTAAGCAACGTCCGTTTTTTTATGCCTGATTTGGTCACAACTTTGGTCACAACTGGGGTCTATATCAGAAACCACTAATACAGATCAGACGTAAGTCATTGATTTAATGGAGCGGGAAACG